ACCATACATATGATGTTATTGGTTCTATGTTCCCACAAAAAGAAATGGGTGGTGGTTCAGGTTTGAAGTACGCCGCTTCATCAATTATATATCTAAGTAAAAGAAAAGACAAAGACGGTACCGAAGTTATTGGTAATATTATTCATTGTAAAAATTACAAGTCAAGGCTGACAAAAGAAAATGCAATGATTGATGTTAAGTTAACATACAAAACAGGACTAGATAGACATTACGGCCTATTAGAATTAGGCGAAGAAGCTGGTGTATTTAAGAAAGTATCTACAAGATACGAAATGCCTGATGGTACAAAAGTATTTGGTAAGAGTATTAATGAAAACGCTGATAAGTATTTTACAAAAGAGGTATTAGATAAGATTGATGAACACACAAAAAGAAAATTCACATACGGCGAAGACGAAGAATAAAAACTATACCTTTGTACAAAAAGAAGGTGATGACTTCACTTGCATAAAGTTATTATCTGAAAAGTATGATGGTATTATTTTTAAATACGGTAATGTTGGTTTCGGCAAAGACGAGAATCCCAATGGAACCTTGCCAATGATATTTGATTATGATATAATAAGAAATCCTAATAAAAAAGAATTAGGAGATGAAAAAGAATTTGTCGACCATATTGGCGACATATTAATTGAACTGATGGAGAAACAACTAACAGATGGTACAGCAATCATTAAGTGATAGAATAGAAACTACAATATTAAGTAATCTGTTTCACAACGAAGACTTTACTAGAAAGGCTATGCCTTTTATTGAATCTGATTACTTTACAAATAATGATGAAGCAATATTATTTGGTGAGATTGAAAAGTTTGTAGAGAACTATAAAAACTTACCTACAAAAGATACTATTTTAATCGAACTAAATGGCAGAAAAGATTTAAATGAAGAACAACTTAAAAATTTAAAACTGTTAGTTGCAGGTACTAATGATGACAAAGCTGATTTACAATGGTTGTTAGATTCAACTGAGAAGTGGTGTAAAGACAGAGCTGTACACAATGCCGTATTATCTGGTATTAAAATCTTAGACAACAAAGACCAAAAGAGAACGCCTGAGGCAATACCTGGTATTTTATCAGACGCCTTGGCAGTTAGTTTTGACAATCATATTGGTCACGATTATTTACAAGACGCAGAAAAAAGATTTGATTGGTACCACACAAAAGAGAAAAGATTTAAATTTGATTTAGATTACTTTAATAGAATTACAAAGGGTGGTGTACCAAGTAAAACACTTAACATTGCTCTTGCAGGTACAGGTGTTGGTAAGTCCTTGTTTATGTGTCATGTAGCTTCTAGTTTTTTGACACAAGGTAAGAATGTATTGTATATTACTTTAGAAATGGCTGAAGAAAGAATTGCTGAAAGAATTGACGCAAACTTATTTGATATTTCTATGGATGATATTAGAGATATGCCTAAAGAATTGTATGATACAAAAGTTGATAAGTTAAATGCAAAAACAAAAGGTCAATTAATTATCAAAGAATATCCCACAGCCTCTGCTCATAGTGGTCACTTTAGAGCATTGATAAATGAATTATCTTTAAAGAAGTCTTTTAAACCTGATGTAGTGTTTATTGATTATTTAAATATATGTGCTAGTGCAAGATTTAAAGGTGGTAATATATCATCTTACTTCTATGTAAAAGCAATTGCTGAAGAACTAAGAGGTCTGGCTGTCGAATATGATATGCCTATCTTTAGTGCTACGCAAACAACCAGAACTGGTTTTGTATCAACTGATATTGGTTTGGAAGATACATCTGAAAGTTTTGGTTTACCGGCAACTGCTGACTTTATGTTTGCTTTAATGTCTAATGAAGAATTAGAAGCGTTAGGTCAAATGAAAGTTAAACAGTTAAAGAATCGTTACAATGACCCTAGTATGAATAGGGCATTTATCGTAGGTGTTGACAGAGCTAAAATGAGATTATATGATGTAGAAAATAATGCTCAGAATATTGTTGACGCTAATCAAACCAAACAGAATGAAAACTATCCTAAGCCAGAGGACGCATACAGCAAGTTTTCAGATTTTAAAATATAGGAGTATATAATGGCAAACTTTAAAACATTTACCAATGCTTCAGCGCCTTATGAAGGCAAGAAAATCGCCATTGACATGGATAGAATTGCTTGTTTCTTTGAAGATGTATTGAAAGCAGATGAAGGTAAACATACAACCATTTGGTCAAAAGAAAATACTTGGACAGTCCAAGAAAGTTACGACAAAGTTATAGAAATAACGGAGAAAAAATAATGTTAGGTGGAAACTTGTTTAATATCCCTTACTATAGAGTACCAGTATTAAACTTTAAAAATGAAAAGAAAAAGAAGTTAGTAAATCTTTTAAAATCTTATCCTGAAGAAAGAACAGGTATACAAACTTTTACCACAAATAGGCAAACTGATAGGCAAGGTTTAGTAGATGGATTTATACAAATCTTAGGTGAAGAATTTGAAATGATATCACAACAGATAAAAAAATCTTGTTCTATTGAAGATATATGGTCTGTTACATATAATAAAGGAGATTATCATTCTCCACACAATCATGGTTCTTTAGGTCTAGCAGGTATTTTATACTTAGATTTACCTAATGGAAGCTCTGTAACAAATTATATTCAACCATGGAATAACATAGAAACAGATACTACAATTTATTATCCTTTACCTGTATCAGAGGGTCAAATTGTTGTTGTACCTCAATTTGTACAACACTTTAGTCCTCCTCATAATGCCAAAAAAGGTAAGAAAAGAATTATATCATTCGATATGAATTTTGTGCAAGGAGACAATGCCTAAAAAACAAAAAGTAAGATTTCACAAAGGTGACAAAAAGCCTGGTGGTGCTAATTTGAAGGAGAAAGACTTGTACTACACAAAAAAGATGGTTAAAAAAGGTAAGAAAATAGTATGGCATACTATCGAACATCCATCAAAGAGAATTATATCAGAATATTTTTTTGAAGAAGACGCCTCAAAGTGGGTAAAATTTCAAAATAAGAATAAGGTTTGGTTGGTCAACGGTGGCATTCCAGACTTCTTATGTCTAAAAGGTGAATTAAAGGCTTGACTTTATTACCATACTACTGTATAAATAGTGGTATGGCATTCAATATAGCGACCAGATTAGGCGTACAAAAACACTTAAAAGCGACATTATATAATATGTCGAAACCCTACTTCACTAAAATGCAAGAGGGTGCCTTTTTCTGTGACGACACTCCTGTTTCTTCCTCAAAAATACATACTGTAAAAGTATCTACTGCCAATTTCGTGGCAATCAAACCTTTATTAAATAAAGATAAAGCAAAAGAAGTTAGCAGAGGTGGTAAGAAGTCGGCTGATGTTGACTTTGGTGTTGGTACATTAAGATTTTTAGAAACAGGTAAAGTTTCAGTTAGTGCCTCAGACGGACAAACAACCGCCAAACAAGAACGAGCTTCACTAGAAATGGTGAAAAGAGTTTTACAAGAAAACAAATCATACGCTACACCTCAAATGATTGCCAAAGATAAACCATTCTTTGATAGATTAATGAAAGTATATCCTGAAATCAATGATGTTTGGTTACAAGGTCTACACGCACAAGGTGTTAAGATGAAATCTTTATATGCAGGTTCTGGTTTTACAGAAATCAATAGAGATGGTGGTTTTATGGACTTCATCTCAACTTTAATTAGAACTAAATTTGGTATCAGTAAAAAAGACGCATGGAATCCTGCTGACATTTGGTTAATTAAAGATGAAACAAAAGTTAGAAAAAAATTATTAGAAAGTGTAAGTGGTTCTAATCCTAGTGTCAGTAGATTAAATGATACTATGAGAGTGATGTATAAAAACAAAACACTTGTAGGTGTATCACTCAAAGCTGTTTCAGGTAAGACTGCTAAATGGGAAAATGTAAATACAGTTTCTAACATACCTCAATCTGAAAAACTTAAATTAAAAAGTGTCAGAATGGATTTTACAAATAAAAATGATGGCACATTAGGTACCTCTGATACGGTAATTACAGTTATGGCTGGTCAATCAGGTGCTAAGTTTCAGTTAAGACAAAACTCAAAAGGTTTTAATAACTTAAAGTTTGAACCAACAAAGATAGGTGCTACTTCAGCCAGACTAGGTAAAGTACCACTAGATATGTTAGCACGATTGTTACCAGAATATAAGATTACCAATTTTAAAAACAACTGGCGATTATACCCACAAACCGCTGGTGAGTTTAAAGATGTACAAAAGATATATGCAGATAGATTCAAAGCAATCAACGGTGATGTGGATACTGGTATTACAAATACACAGTTTATTGAGAGTATGACCAAGTCATTTAAATCAGCTGACCAGAATAATGGTGTATCAACATCTAAATTACAGCAGTTAGATTTTGTATATTATATTATGCAGATAAGAATGAGTGAAAGAAACGAATTATTGACTAATATGTTGTACCTGGCAGAGAAAAAAGGCGCTCAATTTGCACCTTTTGGCAAATTATATTAAAAAAGTGCTTGCCATGACCAGCGGAATATGTTATAATACCAGTATTAAATCGTATAAATAGTATTGTATGATTTGTTAATGGGTATTTGAATATTATATAAATGGATAAATTGGAGAACAAATGTTTAGTTTTAAAGGCTTTTTCACACAGGAAAAGAACACACACCTCGAACACTTAGAAGACGATATAATTAATCGTGGTTCACAAGGTGGTGTAAATGCAATCAACTTCCTAAATTCAGTACGAAATATGCTTGCCGGCAATATTGGTGGTAAGTTAAATATGTCTGTAAAATGGGACGGTGCACCGGCCGTATTCTGTGGTACTAATCCAGAAAATGGTAAATTCTTTGTAGGAACAAAGTCAGTATTCAACAAAACTCCTAAAATCAACTATACACCAACTGATATAAGACGAAATCATGGTGGTGAACTCGCTAACAAACTACAAGTGTGTTTGAGAGAACTACCGAAATTGGGGTTAGATGGTATTTACCAAGGAGATTTACTTTTCACAAGAGGTGATTTAAAGGCCGTTGCTATTGACGGTGAAAAAATGATTACCTTTACACCTAATACAATCACTTATGCTGTACCAGCAGGTAGTGATATTGCAAAAAGAATAGCCAGAGCAAAATTAGGTATTGTGTTTCATACAAAGTATTCAGGTAAAACAATGTCATCTTTAACTGCCGGTTTCGGTAGTATCAAAGGTCAAGGTCCTGCTTCCGTATTTTTAGCGTCAGCAGCTTTTACAGACACATCTGGTTCAGCAACATTTAATAAATCAGAGTTAAGTAGATTTGACGGATTAATAAGAATGGCTCAAGGGTCATTGAATAAAGCAAAACCTATGTTAGATGAAATATCTAAATCATCTATGAGTGACCAACTATCTGTTGGTTACAGATTAAAAACATACTTCAATTCTTATATTAGAAACTCAAAACAAGGCATGGACAAAGTTGCAGTAATGCAAAAGTCATTTAGAGATTATTACGAAAACTATTTACAATCAGAAATAGATTCAAAGAAAACAGATAAAGGTAAAGAAAAGTATATCAAAGCACAGAAAGATGGTTTACTTTTTATTGATAGAAATAAACAAGCATTATACTTTGCAATTGCAAGTCATATCAGTTTAGGTAATGCAAAGAACTTTTTAATATTAAAATTAAATCAAGTACAAAGTATTGGTCATTTCTTACGAACACCAACTGGTTACAAAGTAACAGCGCCTGAGGGTTTTGTTGCAGTTGACAGAGTTGCTGGTGCAATTAAACTTGTAGATAGATTAGAATTTAGCAGAGCAAACTTTACAATAGCTAAAGATTGGGTAAAAGGATAATGATTAGATTACTTGATTGGTATTACAGTACATTAGAACACATTGGTGTTAAACTAGGTGGTTTTGCATGGCAAAAAAGATGGTGTAATAGAGAAAAAGGTACAGGCTACTGGAGAAGTAGAACACAACCACCAAAATATTTAAGCGGAAAAGGTAAGTGATGTATCAGAGAATAGAAGGATTTAAACAATACTTTTTTGAGGCAATCAACGGACCTAAAATCATTATGATTGGTGGACCAGGCTCAGGTAAATCTACCTATTCAGAAATTATTACTAAAGAGTTAGGCATTCCACATATCTACACAGGTGAAATGTTAAGAGCAATCTCAAAACAAAACACCGAAGATGGTAGAATTGTTAAAAAATTATTAGACCAAGGTAAGTTTGCACCAACACCATTGACAATTAAAATTGTTAAACAAAGATTAGAAAAACCAGACGCACAAAAAGGTTATATCTTTGATGGTTTTCCTAGAAGTGTTGAACAAGCTGAGATGATGGAAGAACAAGGTATTGAATATGACCATGTTGTAAACCTTGTGGTGTCCGAAGAAGAAATTATTAAGAGATTAACTGCCAGAGGTAGAGAAGATGACACACCAGAGATTATTAAAAAAAGATTGGCAACATACGAAAAAGAAACAAGACCTTTATTGACATACTACAAGAATGAAATAATAAATATTAAAGCAGAGGGTAATACACCTGAAGCTATTGCAAAAGAAATAGTAAAGAAAGTAACATGAAAACATACGACCAAATTAGATACTTAGAAGAAGGATTATACGACCCTAATATATTTAAGGCATTCTTTCTTGCAGGTGGTCCTGGTTCAGGTAAAACATTTGTAACTAGAAGTGCATTTGGTGGAATGGGTTTAAGAATGATTAACTCAGACCAAGCATTTGAAAGTGCCTTAAAAAAGAATAATTTATCTTTAAAAATGCCTGAAGATGAGGCAGAGGCTAGAGATATATTAAGAGCAAGAGCAAAAGGAATGACAGGTACAATGTTAGATATGTCTATCAAAGGTAGATTGGGTATGATTGTTGATGGTACTGGTAGAGATTACGATAAGATTAATCAACAAGTTGGTCATTTAAAATCTTTAGGTTATGATTGTTATATGGTTTTTGTGAATACAAGTTTAGAAGTTGCATTGGAAAGAAATGCACAAAGAGAAAGAAGTGTACCAGAATATGTTACAAGAAAATCATGGACAGCTGTACAAAGTAATATAGGTAAGTTTCAAAATTTATTTGGTATGTCTAATATGATTATTGTTGACAACAACCAGAGTGATAGAGAACTAACAACAGTTACTATGAACAAATGTTCTAAAGTAGTTAGAAGATTACTTACAAACAAAGTTAAGTCATACACAGCAAAAAGGTGGATGGCAACAGAGAGAAAATTAAAAAGAAGATGAGATTTAAAGATTTTATAAACGAAAGCATTATTGATATACCTAGAAGGACTTATGCGCCTAAGGTATTTGATGACGCTGACACAAAAAATCCGAAGATTAAGGCTAGTGTAAAGGCTCAGATTCAGGCTCAGTTAAAAGAGTTTGAGTCAGAGTACCCAATTTTAAAAACTTCTTTGATAGGTTCTATACTTACGAAACGATATAGAAATGACGCAGACTTGGACATCAATATTTTATTTGATGTACCTGGGGACAAACAAGAACTAGAACGATTAAGACTGTCCAAAAAGTATTTGTCTGCTAAGACTGCCGGTAATGTCCAAGGTAAATTGATACCTGGTTCTGAGCACCCTATCAACTTTTATTTTATTACAGATAAAGAAACATACGAAGACCAAAACAAAAAGGCTGACGCTGTGTTTGATATCGAAACAGATAAGTTTGTAAAAAGACCAGAAGACTTTAGTTTTGACACAGGTTTATACATCAAAGACTTTGAGAAAAAAGTACAAGAGTTGGATGTAATTAAAGGTAATTTAAAAAGAGATATTATTGATTATGATGAACTAACAGAATTAAATCCAGATGATATTTTAAATCTACAAGATAGAATTAATACAAAGTTAGAAGAAATAGAAGACAGTATCAATGATATTGTAAAAATTGGTGACGGTGTTGACGCAGATAGAAGAGCTGCATTTGATAAAGATATGACACCAGACCAAATACAAAAGTTTGGTATTAAGAATAGATTACCTAAAAATGTTATCTATAAGATGTTAGAGAAATACCACTATTTAACTTTCTACAAAAAATGTAAAAAGATTTTAGATGATGGTAAAGTAACAGACGCAGAAATAGATAGTTTAAAAGAAGCAAAAGGTAAGTCAGTTGCATTTACATTTGGTAGATTTAATCCACCAACTATTGGACATGAGAAACTTATAAACAAAGTTAAATCTGTGCCAGCAAACGATTACAAAATTTATTTAAGTAGAAGTGAAGACCCTAAAAAGAATCCACTATCTCCTAGAACTAAACTAGATGTAATGAAAAAGATATTTCCAAGTCACGCAAGAAATATTGAAATCAATACAACTAATATGATTTTAGATATATGTACTAAATTATACAATCAAGGTTATACAGATGTTAACATGGTTGTAGGTAGTGATAGAGTAAGAGAATTTGAAACCATCATTAAGAAATATAATGATGTAAAATCCAGACATGGATATTATAACTTTGACAACATTAAAGTTGTTTCTGCCGGCGAAAGGGATCCTGACGCCGAGGGAGCAACAGGTATGAGTGCAAGTAAAATGAGGGCTGCAGCTGCCAAAGGTGACCTAGCAAGTTTCAAAAAAGGTTTACCAAGAAACGCTGACGCAGAAAAGATTTTCAAAGATGTCCGAAAAGGTATGAACTTGGCCGCTAATTATTTACATATGCCAGTAGTAAGACCGATTGCAAGTATGGAAGAATTTGAACAACAACAAATAAGAGACCTTTACATAAGAGAAATGATATTTAATATTAATGATGAAGTTGATTATATCAAAGAAGATGTTAAAGGTAAGGTGGTACGAAGAAGTACAAACTATGTCGTACTAGAAGATAACAAAAACAATTTACACAAAGCATGGATTTGGGATTGTATCCCAATCGCAGCTGATAGAGAGGTAGAAGTGAGAGAACATGATTTAGATGTCGATTACGGCTTCGAAGCAGTATCAGAAATTAAAGAAGATTTAGACGCTCAACCACAAGATAGAGATGTTAAGAAAAAAGATGGCACACAGCCTAAGAAGTATTACAAAAACCTATCAAAAGATACAAAGAGTAAGAGAGCTGACTTCTTTAAAAAGAATAATGATAACAAAGAAGCCCCAGGCGACAAAGACGCAAAAACAAAACCAAGTATTCATACTAAGAAGTATAAAAAGATGTTTGGTGAGATGAAGAAAGACTTACAAGACGCTTGTTGGACAGGTTATAAACAAGTTGGTATGAAGAACAAAGGTGGTAAACAAGTGCCAAACTGTGTTCCAGAGAGTATGAGTGTTGAAGACGCAAGAAAAGTAGAAGGTTTTATATCAGATTCATATGAAATAGGTAAAGATTATGCTGACCATACTAAGAGAGTTACACCTGGTCAGAGCGTAGAAGTAAAGAAAGTCAAAGGTTTTATAGACAAAACATCTAGTCCTGATATAAAAGATATTAAAGAATGGGAAGCTTCAGATGAAACCGTTTATAAATATAGAGAAAGATACAAAGAAGAATGGCAACAAAAACTAAAAGAAGTTGTTGCTAAAATGATAGAGAAACTATAATGAAAACTTTTAACGAGTACGAAAATATTGATGAATCTTGTGAAGAATGTATATTCGAGCATGAAGCTGAGGGTATATATGAATCAGAATATCAAGGCAAGAAAGTTAAATTGAATGACCCTATTAGAGGTGGTTCAAAGAAATTTTATGTCTATGTAAAGAATGAAAAAGGTAATGTTATAAAGGTTTCATTTGGTGACACAACAGGTTTAAGTATTAAAAGAGATGACCCAGCAAGAAGAAAGTCGTTTAGAGCAAGGCACAATTGCGACAATCCAGGTCCTAAAACTAAAGCTAGATATTGGTCGTGCTACCAATGGAGAGCAGGAGCAAAGGTAAACAACTAATGGCATACAGACAAAGAATGAGTGACTTGCTGGAACAAGTAAGAAACCCAAAACAAGAAGTACAAGAGGCAGGTCCTAGTGATTATTTAAAATCAAAGATGACCGATACTCAAATCAATAACATCAAAAAAACTTGGGCAATGAAGACAGCAAAAGATGTCACACCTGCCATTAAGAAGATGATTAAAGATTTAGATATTCCAACTCAACTTGCAATTAAACACGCAAATATTAATCAGATTTCAAAGTTAATCGAAGAAGACCACGAAATATCTATGGCACAAGGTGAACTAAAAGCTATTTCATCAAAGGCAAATGACCTTGCTAATATGTTATCAACTAAATCAGATGATACAGATGAATTAGAAGCATGGGTACAATCTAAAATTACAAAAGCAAAAGATTACATTGCTTCAGTTTCAGATTATCTAACACATAATCCTGGTCATCAAAACGAAGAATTAGTAAAAGAAAACTTTAGTACATCTCAGATTGCTAGACTTAAAAAAGAGTACGAAGTATTAAGAGGTAAAAAGATTTCAGTTGCAAATGCAAACAAACTATCACAAATGTTTAAAAACATTCCAGATAGTGGTCTAAAAGATATATTCAAAGCAGATATACCATTCTTATCTGTTATGGCTATGACAAAAATGATACAAAAAGGTATCCCTAGACCAGCAGGTGTTAAATTAAATTTAGAAGAAGTAGAAATACTAGATGAAGCTACACAAGATTACCTAGAAATTACAGAGGGTGCAATTGATAGTAAAAAGTTTGACAGTTTAAAAAGAGGTGATACAATGACTATCACTTACAATTCAACTATGTCAGGTACATCTAAAATGAAATTTGTTGTAAAGAGTAAAAGTAGAAGTGCTAAGTACAACACAGATAAAGTAACAATGTATCCTGATGGTAAACCAAATATGGCAAGATACTTCTTATATAAAAGAGCAAATGGTGAAGTATCAATGGCAACAGGTGATATGGCCGCTTCAATGATGAAAGTTGAAGAAGTTGCTGAAGGTAGAATGTCAGAGATTGACGCAATGGTAAAAGCTGGCAAGTCAGCAGCCGAGATTGCAAAAGAATTAAAATTAAATGTTAGAGATGTTAAAGCTATTTTAGGTGAAGAAAAAGAAGACGAGGCAGAAAAGCAACCGTCTGTAAAAGAAGAACCTAAAGAAGACGATAAAGAAAAGTTAAAGACTGAACTTGAAAAGAAAGACGCTGAGATTGCAGCTTTAAAACAAAAAGCTGAAACAGAAAAAGCAAAAACTGTTAAAAAGGAAACTGAAAAGTTAGTAAATCCTGAAACAGGCGAACCTTTACTACAAGTTGGTATTGCATACAAACATTTAAAAGATAAAATGAGTAAGCAACAATCTGAACATTTTGAACAATACATGGTAGAATATACTACACAACAAATCAAAATGGCATATGGTGTTGCAAACGATAAGAGATACAAAGGTGGTAACTACTCAGGCGCTGTTAAGGCAATTGAGAAGATTGCAAAAGGTTTATCAAATCATCCAGATGTTCAAAAGGTTTTAAAAAGAACTAATGAAGAACTATCTGAAATGGCAAAAGATAAAGCATATGCAATTGGTATGTCAACTGCTAAAAAGAAATACAATGATGAGCCACCATTAGAGAAACAGACAATCAAAAAAGGACATGAGATTGCTGATAAACTAATGGGTATGAAAAAAGAAGGAACAATCAAAGAATATAAAAAGATGACAGTTACTTTTAATTCTATGGCTGATATGGCAAAAGCTTCTACTGATTTGGCAAAACAAGGTTTTACTATTAATGCAACAGGTATGGTAATGAAAGTTGACGGTAAGGGTGCAGACCTTAACAAGTATGGTACAGACTTACAAAACTTTTATAAAGCAAAAGTAAAAGCAGAATCTTTAGATGAAGGTAAATTTACAAGATATTCAGACTTACTTGTTCAATTAGGCAGAATGAAACAAGCAAAAGATAAACAAGGTGAGATGAATACTCAAAAAGAAATTGATAAAGAAAAAAGAAAATTAGGTATTAATGAGGACCATCCATCAAAAGAGATGTTTGAATCACTTGCAGCTTTAAAAAAGAAAGCAGACAAATCAGGAATGCCTTATTCAATATTAAAAAAAGTTTTCGATAGAGGTATGGCCGCTTGGAAAGGTGGACATAGACCAGGTGCTAGTCAGCACCAATGGGCATACGCTAGAGTAAATTCATTTGTAACAAAATCCTCAGGAACCTGGGGTGGTGCAGACAAAGACTTAGCTGCCAAAGTAAAAGGAGAATAAAGATGAGTTATTTAGAAAGTAAAAGTGGTAGCATGAGCGAAGTCGTTAAAGAAATGCAAAAGCATATTAAAGACAATGCCTACCAAGATATGTTTAAAAAAGAATTAGAAAAGACTGGCAAAGGTATCGGCGCAATGTCTGATATGGAAAAGAAAGACTTTTTTAACAAGTTAGATAAAAAATATAAAGGTAAAGACGAGGCTAAAGTTGATGAGTTAACTAAAGGCCAAGAAAAATTACCACCTGCTTTACAAAAAGCAATCAAAGCAAAAGAGAAAAACGAAGACTTAGATAGTAAAGATAAACCTACTGTAAAAGATGTTGCTAATCAATTGAAGAAGGCCGTAAAAGCACATGGTCAACAATCAAAAGATTTAGAAAAAGCAATGAAGTCTGAGGAAGAAAGTTTCGATATAGAGAAATTAAAAGAAGATGTTAATACTCTATGGTCTACAGCTGGTGATTCTATGGAAGAAATGAAGGAAAAAGCAAAGTATATGAAGGCACAAGATAAAGACGCCTCTACAACTGAGCCGGAAAGTGGTGATTCTGATGACGAATCAGATAAAGAAAAAACAGGAAAGACCTTGGTTGGTAGTAAAAAGACTAAAATTGAAACAGAACCTAAGGTAGACTACGAAAAGTAGTACCTGGTATCAAAAAAAACTTCAAAAAAAGCGAAAAAAGCTGTTGCCAAATGGTAAGGAATATGTTATTATATACACATAATAAAGAAGGATAACACTATGAATAACTTACCAAGAATATATTTAGATATGGATGGCGTCCTTTTCGACTTTGTGAAGAACATTGAAAAGACTACTGGTCTTACGATTGACCAATGGACTAACCTTGGTAGAAAAGAGCGATGGGATCCAATCATTGCAAACAAAAAGTTTTGGTCTGACGGACCATGGCTAAACGAGGGCAAGAAACTATTTGCCTTTGTAAAGAAATATCAACCTCATATATTAAGTGCCTATGTAGAACACGCACATGACCCTAATTGTGTACCAGGCAAAAGAAAATGGGCTATGAGAAATACTGGTATACCTAGTAACAAAATCAATCTAGTAATGAGAAGTCAAAAAAAGAACTTTGCAAGTCCTGGTTCTATTCTAATTGATGATTACGAAAAGAATACCAAAGAATTTAGTGCTAGAGGCGGCACAGGTATTACATTCAAAACAGCCTCTCAAACTATCGCAGAGCTTAAAAAGCTAGGTTTCAAGTAACCATCTCTTATAAATAGTCCTGTTATATAACGAACAAGTTAACTTTTATAAAAGGAGATAAGATATGAGTTTATGGGGAGCAACCGACTCTGACGAATCTAAACCTAAAAACTTAACAACAGCTGAAAAATTAGAAGTTAGCGCTTCTTCAAAAGGCTGGGTTAGAGAAGCAGGTTCAAGATTATCAGGTAACGGTAACACATCAGCACAACCGGAAGTATTAGTTGCTATGAGAAATTTAGCAGTTAAATTGGGTGCGGCTGATATTACAGAAATTGAATGGATTACAACAGCGGCTGATAAATCAGCAGGTTTTACTCTTTCAGCAAGACTAAGATTTAACGAAGCAGTTGATGTAGTAACAACAGGTGGTACACCTACTTTAGCAGTAACTAACGGAAACCAAGGTTCTGGTACAGGTAGAGGTCCACACGCATTAGCATATGCTTCAGGAACAGGTACTAACGAATTAGTATTCTCATTAGTAATTGGAGCCGCTAACGCAGCTACAAACGCAGATGATGTATTAGTTTTCGGTGCTAATCCATTAGCATTAAATAGTGGTACTATCAAAGACGCAGGAACAACTACTAACGCAACTATCACAAGTGCGGCTGGTATTGGTACAGCGGCTGGAACTTTAACAGTTGTAGCATAATAAAAATAATTTATAAGGGCGCTTTCGGGTGCCCTTATACATATAAGTACATTAATAAAGTGGTCTGTGTATATGCACAGAGTAGCATTCCCCAAAAAGGGGGTTAACAGGAGAAAAAAATGGCAGATAAAAAAATCACCGCCTTAACAGACTTAGGCGATAACTTAGCAGCGGCAGATTTACTTCATGTAGTAGATGACCCGTCTGGAACACCAGTAAATAAAAAAGTAACGGCGGAAAATGTTTTCAATAACATTCCAAGTTACCTTGGTTTAAAACAAACTTCTCAAGCAATTACAGCAGACGGTTCTACAACTACAGCAGTTGATGTAACATCAGCAGTAACAGAGGTAAACGCAACATCAGCTACACACAGTTGTGCTATGGCAGATGGTACTGATGGTCAAATTAAAATTATAATTAATACATCAACTTCAGGTACAAACGCAATCACAGTTACACCAGCTAACTTTTCAAATACAAACTTCATTCTTAACGCTAAAGGCGAAACAGCAGTATGTATTTTTAAGTCATCTAAATGGTATGTAATTGGTGGTAACGGTGTAACTGTAACAGCTTAATTGTAATTAAAAAGGAAAATATAAAATGACTATATCTACAAGTGACTTGACAGGTGAAAGACAAGTTTTAGAAAAAGACTTTGAAGCTTTATCAAGTAGAATTAAACAAGTTGACCAAGAGTTAATACAAATGAAAAGTAATTTAAATGCTGTTCATGGTGCAATTCAACAGGTCGATAAGTTAATAGCTTTATCTGAAAAAAGTGGAAAAGAATTACCTAAGGATAAAGAGAAGGCGCTAAACATAGCGACAAGTTAATGAAGAAATTTAAGAGTTTTGTAAAAGAAGAAAATCTTAAAGACTTTGAGGAAGATGTTCTTGCTGAAAGTCCACCTAATACTGCTGACGCTATGAAAAGGCACAAGGCAGGTAAGGCTGGGTTTACAGATAAAGCACATTTAAAAGCAAAGGGCTTGATACCCCGAAGCGACGGAACAAAAAAAGTATCAGATAAATATAAGTAGAGGAAAATTAAATGAAAACATTTAAACAAATGCTAAAAGAGGACCACGGTAATTACCAGGGCGGCCAAGTTGGCGTAGCTACTGCTAATTCAGCTGAGGACTCGAACATTGGTGCTCACAATATTGAGAACGCTGATGTTTTAAAAAGAGTAAATGCTTTTGTTTCTTCAATTTGCCAACAGGAATATATGAATCCTCAAGCAGCTGTTGAACAATTAGCAAACAAACTAAAAACAATTGGCCTAGAAGTAGGCGATATGAAATTAGAAGGTGATAACGGTAAAGTGACTGCTGAAGTAAAACAATTCGGCGGAAGATTTGGTAAAGACTCAGATGGTGCCGACTTAAATGATGATGGTATATCTCATAGAAAAGAAGGTGGTTTAAAGTTAGAAGTAACTTACGAAACCCTAAAAACAGGTTCATCAAGAGTTTACGCCAAGTTAGTTTAATACTAGTTAGGAGTAAAGATGTTCAGAGAGATTACGAAAGATAATTGGTTATTATTTGCACAAAGCAATTATGACAATCCTACCGTAGAAAAGGATAAGGAGTTTTATGATGATATTAAGAGGTTCAAATATCTTAAAAGACTCTTTCGTAAATATAAGGTCACAGGTAACCTTAAACTAAGATTGGTATTAAACCATATCATAGTTTTAAATAATGTTTTTGGTGTAGAAACGGCTTGTACACTTCTATTGTTTAAGATAGATAAACCATACTGGCCAGCATTAAAATCATTTCTCAATTACCTAGAATATCTATATCCACATGAACTTAATGGTGTAGAAGAAGATATGAAGATAACCAAAGAATTAAAGGAACTGTAATGGCGAGTAGAGGAATAGATTTTTTAATAACTTACAGAGTGGTCAAACTATTGGTAACTCCTTTTGAAAAACAAGAGGCGTTTAAGTTTGGTATTATTGATGAAAAAGGTAAAGTATTAAAAAAATATAAATCACTAAAGACTGAAAAGGAAAGAAAATCTTACACATTGTTAAATAGATTTGTCTTTAACCTAAAAAGAATTTTACAAAAGGTTGGCCTAGGTGGCAAACTTGGTTCTTTTGCAGTTGCATTGGCACTTCTTATAAAAGAAGATAAGTCATTTGCCACACATAAAACTTTAATTGAATCTACAGTTATTAAATATTTAAAAGATGAAAATTTATTTGAAGAAATGTTAAACGAAGTTAGAGAAATACCAGAAATTGACGCAGAACCATTTATGGTTTGTTTTGGAATGAGTGTATATGAAAAAGACGGCGAACTGGTAACGGAGAACGATTATGCCAAAACATTATAAAGAGATGATGGACGAAATCATCAATAAGATGGATGAAGACGCACCAGCTAACGCAGTTGCACATGGTGGTGTTGACATGAATCCAACAGGTAAGAAAAAGAAAAAAGACGAAGTGCCAGCTAAATTAATGGATGTCATTATGAAAAGAATGTCTGGTAAAATTAAAGAAGACAACGATAATAACAATGTTGTTTTAAAAGGTGTCTTAGATAAATTAGATAAATTAGATGAAGCAATTGATAGAGCTTCTGGAATAGTAAAAGAAAAAGTAGAATTTGTCGAAGATAAAGAATATAAAGGCTTTAAGACAAAGTATGATAAAAAAGTTTAAAGAATACCTAGGCGGATTTCGTATAGGTAACTTAGATAGTATGTCGCCTATTGCAAGTATAGGAGATATGAAACCACCAAAAGGTGCTGGTGATAAAGACACTAGAGGTGTAGGTTTAAATGCAGCTAAGAATAGAATTGCAAGAAAACCAGGACAAAAGGCAGGTTCAGATAAACACTCCGACCTTTACACAGATGAGAATCCAAAAGGAACAATTCACGGACTAGGTTTTACAGACTCGGCTAAGGCCAAAGAATCTATAAATAAAATAAAAGGTTCAGGTAAAACCCATGCACACAAAATGCAAGCTGCTATTGCAATGTCGCAAAGAGCAAAGGTGGCCAGTCAAAGGGCAAAAGACCCTCAAAAGAAAAAAGACTTAGGCGCAGCTCACAAAGTCTATCAATCATATATAAATCAAAATAAAAAGAAGGACTAATATGGAACTAGTAATAGCTTTAGCGATGAAATTTTGGCAATGGTCAATCCTAATTGCCCTAATTATAATAGGTTTTATTGTAAACTTATTTGATAAAAAAGACAATAGTAATAGAGTAAATTTTAAATATACAGAAATGCCTCATATGAGACCATTACCTATTAAGACAAAAGATAAAGGTTTCTGGAAAGGTATACTAATGTGGTTACTTGGTGTAAGACATTGGGAAATTGTAAAAGATTTTACCTTTGATTTAGAAGGTAAAAAGTATGTCATACCTAAAGGATTTAAATTTGATGGAGCTTCAATTCCGAAGTTTCTTCATACATTTTTATCCCCGATTGGCGTACTATTAATGGGGGGACTTGTACACGATTATGCTTACAAGTATCAGACCCTATTAATGGCAGGTCCAAAGAAACAAACCATGGGTATCATAACTCAAAAGAGAGCAGACGAAATCTTTAGAGATATTGGTATTGAAGTAAACGGTTTTTTTCTTATGAACCAATTAGCATACTTGTCACTAAGACTAGGTGGTTTTATGGCGTGGAATAAGCACCGTAAAGTCAATGCTAAAATTAAATAAAACAAAGAAGGAGGTTCAAGTATGAACTGGATAGTAAGTAGAATAAAAGAGATGTCAAGTTGGTCAGGCGCAGCCTTGATTGGTATTGGTGCAATGATTATATTAGGAGGTCCATTTGTCAGTATGCTGGCGTGGGCAGCTGTGATATGGGGTATTATATCCATAGTAAAAAAGGACTGAATCGATGGGAATTAGATTATTTTTTATAGGACTTATAGTCACCGCCTTAGCCGGCGGTGGCTTCTATGTTATGAAGTTGCAAAAAGATAATGCAATACTAAAAGCAAATGCTATTAAATTAGAGAGTGCAATTTCAGACCAAAAAACACTAATAGAAAACCAAAAAAAAGACTTTGAGTCGATACTAACGGCTAACAAAGAAATGAATGACCTGATTGGTAAATTAAAAACAGATTTTGCCGATTTAGATAAACGATTTAATAAAAAGAATAGAGATGTTGGTTTACTTGCAATTCAAAAAACAAAAGCAATTGAAAGAATTACTAACGCTGCTAGTGTCAAAGCTAACAGATGTATAGAAATCGCAAGTGGTTCACCATTAACGGAGAAAGAGATTAATGCTACAAAGAAGTCTGAAATCAATACAGAGTGTCCTTCTATCGCTAATCCTAATTACATTCCTTACTAGTTGTAGTAGTGTAAAAGAATTAAGCATATTTAAAGAAGAAGTACCAAGAGCTAAACTTAATTTAGATAAACCAACTCCATTACAAATGGAGCAACTTCAATGGCATATTATTACAAGTGAAAATGCCGCTGAAGTATTTGCTAAATTAGAAGCTGATGGTATAGACCCGGTGTTATGGGGTTTGACAGATAAAGACTTTGAATTACTAGCAAAAAACTTTGCACAAATTCGTAATAAAATGGTAGAAACAAATGCCATATTAGATAAGTATAAAGAATACTACGAGAGTGAAGAAGATAAAGATGACACGAAAAACTAATACAATGTTAATAGGTTTGTTAGGTACCATATTAATGGGACTGGCTACCTGGACATTGGTAACATTGATAGAACTACAAACTTTAATGTATATGTTACAGACAGAGTTAGAAAATGTTGACAAACAATTTGGCCGAGTTTATAATTTCATTGATTCTGTAAGACAAAAGTAATGGATATAGTAGAAGTCTTAAATAAATATGGTTTTGCCACGATAGCCGCCATTGGCTTAGGTTGGTTTATTTACTTTATTTACATAT